CTTTATATCTATTTATAAACCTATCATATCTTTAGACTTAGAAATTTTGCCTTTGTCTTCTTTTATATAAATCTTAGTTGTATCAGTGGATTCGTGATTGAGGATAGTTGATATATCTTCAAGTGGTAAATTATTCGCTTTAGCTATAGTTGCAAAACTTCTTCTTAATGAATGGGGAGCTAAGTTATCTATATCTATTAATTTACCAGCTTTCTTAGCCCAACTTCTTAATACATTAGATGTAGCCTTATGATATTCTTTATCATATTTAACTAAGAAAACATAATCATTTACTATATCTTCTTTTTTTCTAACTTCTTTAAGCTTTAGTAATAAATCTTTTACTTTCTCACTAAAATAAAAATCTACTATTTTTCCACCTTTTTCTTTAATATTTTCACATACTCTATTATCAAAGTCTATATTATCCCATCTTAAATTACTTGTGGCTGTAACTCTACCAGCAGTTGATAGAGCAAAATTTATATAAACCTCTAATTGTAAATCATCTTGTTTTGATAACTTATCTTGTAGCTCTTTAGCCTGTTCTATATTCAAGAAATGTTTTTCCACAACAGGTAAACCCTTTTTAGGTCTTTCGATTAGAGATACTGGATTCTCTGTAACAATTCTCTTCCTTCTAAGATGGTCATATAGAGATGAAATGCCTGAAAATATTACTTTTATTCTATTAACATGATTGTCCTCCATCCTAAATGAAATATATTCCATTATATCGTCTTCAGTACAATCTTCGATTAATAAATCCTCCATTTCATCATGCAGATATTTAGCCCAAGTATATAAGTCACATTTATATACATATATAGTTTTTTCACTTAAACCAGCTATTTTCTTAGCTTGAAGAAATCCTTTAATTAACTTTTCATTATTTTTATTTATGTTGCCTTCTATCTTAATTCTTTTACTTCTTTTTTCAAATGTTGCCAAATACTTCACTTCCTTATAAAAAAGACTAGAGAAATTAATCTCTAGTCTCTAATTTATCTTTAATTTTTGTTATGTCTGTTTCAACTCTTTCAAGTCTACTGTTATTAGTATTTAATGCTTCAGCAAATTTATCTAATTTATCATCAAACTTATCTATTGTATTACCAAATAAAGTTCTCTGCTCTTTAATTTCTCTTGAAAAATAAGCTCTTTCCTTTTTTCTATCATCTTGTTCTAGTTGTCTATTTTTCTCTAAATATTTTCCAAGCCATAACATCAATACCATTAAAAGTATGGCTGTATACCCATACTGACTTAATAATTCAACCATTTCTTTAGATAACATCTACTTTTCCTTTCTGTTCTGTACTTGTATTTGATTTATTCCTATAGATGCCCCCCAACATAAAATACCTTCAAAAACAGCTTCTATTGACAGCTCTTTCATAAACAAACAACTACTTATCATTGCTATAACTAACAATATAAAAGGTATGTATTTATTTTTAATATTAGATTCTTTTATAAATGTTCCTAATATGTAAAGCCCACCTATTAACATTATTAAATTTTCAGGTATAAATTGCATTATATCCATGTGATTTCCTCCTATCCAAGAATCTCATTTAATTCTTTTACTTTAGTTTTTATTTGCTCTAATTTTACATCATTGTTTTCTACCTTCATTGAACTTATCTTATTACATATATTTATTATGTTTTGGCCATAATTCATATCTGGACACCATTTGCCTGATAAACTTTCTACTGTTTTAGCTTCTCCATGTAAATATGGAAAATGTCTAGGGTCTAATGTAGTTCCATTTACTTTATATTCAACTTTACCAACTAATTCACTATATTTTGGATATCCCTTAGCTCCAGCATATAATGCTAGATGGTCAATAAATGCTGATACTCCATCCTCCCAAAAATTAAATCTTGTATGAGCTGTTGGGTCTAAATCTCCTCCACCTTTATTTCCTTTAAGACCACACACATTGCAATAAGAAGGATTTAAAACTCTACCAAAATTAAAATATCCAGTTTCTACAAATGCTTGAGCAATTGCAATAACTGGATTTACACCTTTTTTCTCTGCTTCTTTATATATAATTGGTACTATAGCTCTGCATAAAAAATGTGGTGGATTAGAGTTATTTTTTAATGTGTCTAAATACGAAAAGACTTGTTCTAATGTAGCTGTTGATTTATCTAATATATTCAATTCATTACCTCCTACTTGCCTATAAAATCTAACACTTTATGAAGTGTAGCCCATCTATCATCGCCCTGTAACTTAGTGAATCTCTCGCTAGTTTTAATTTTACTGGATGCTCCACCAATCACATATAGGTTTTCACAATGTCCAGGAACATAATTTTTCAAATCACACACAGAGACTTCATTAGTCTTATAATTCATGGCCATTAATTGGGCTATAACTTTATCTACATCACCCTCATAAACTATTGCATATTTCACTTTGTTATCTTGTGGTTTACCAGCTACAGACTTATTAAATATTCCTTCATAAATATCTATAGCCATATCTTTAGCATTATATTTTTTAGTGTCAGATGTGTCTACAAAACAGCACTCAACTAAAATTGACTTTGCCTTCGTTCTTCTTAAAAATGCTAGAGTTTTCTTTTCTTTAACTCCACGATTTTTAAAATCTTTATCACCTTTTGCATGATAAGTTTCAGTTATTTTTTTACATATTCTTGATGCTATTTCAACAGTTTCTTTGTCATTTAAATTATAAACTAAAACTTCTACTCCTCGACCACCACCACTGTTGAAATGGATACTTACATTTAGATCAGTATTATATGAATTACATTTAGCTATAATTTTATTCAATATATCACTTTGAGAAGTTCCATTGTTACAAGTACAGTCATAAACTTTACATTCCTTTTGAGCTAAAGGTAATAACTCTTTTAGTACATTTCTTGCTTCTGTAGATTCCTTTATATTTCCTATTGCTCCAGAACCTATCTTATTATCTGGATTATGTCCTGCATGAATTGTTAATGTTTTTATATTCAAAATTACCACTCCTTTTAATTAAAAGAGAATTGAAATTAATCAATCCTCTAAAATTGACATAAAAAAAGAACCTTTATACTTTAGATAATAGGTTCTACTAGTGTATCTTCTTTATTTAATAAATTTGTTAACTCTGTGTATTCACTTTCCTTTATCCTGTTCATAGCGTAAAATACATCTAACTTAGTCTGCAATTCTTCTCTAGTTTCATAATTCTTTTGTTCAATCATTCTTTTTAAAATACTATACATGTTGTTTCCTCCATTTTTTATAGTTTTATAACACGTTATTTGTGTTAAGTTCTAACATAGCAATTCTATAAGCATTATCTACTAATAAACTGTCTTGTTGCTTTTGATTTTCTATTAAAATTGTAATTTTATCCGCATTTATTTCTTCTATACTTGGCTCTGATTTAGGTGGATTATTTTGTAATTCTAACCACTCATTATAAACCTGTTCTCCTGTTTTAATTAGCTCTCCGTTTTTTATCACTGGAGTAAATATTTTTTTACCATCTGCAATAAAGTAATTATCTATATTATTTAAATCATTCTCAAATCCATATTCTATTAAAATTTCTATTTTCTTTTCTATATCCATCTTATTTTTCCTTTCTAAATTAAATAGTTTACATATAAATACAACCAACTACGATAAGTTATATCATTATAATATATCTCAATTTCTCCATTTGTACGAATGATTCCGTTATAATACTTTCCATCTGTTGTTTGAAATATTACTATTATGTTTTTACGAGGTGCATATTTTGAAGGTATCTTTCCAATGATAGTACCTGCCGTTGTAACACCTCCATTAATAGTTGCATTAATTGTTACAAAGTTATTATTTGTGCAATAGTTTCCAACAGAACTAGCATATCCAAGATATGGCTGCCACCCATTAAGAAAGTTTATTGAAAATGGAAAATCAATTCTAACATTGTAATTTTTTATATTATTTCTGATAACTTCTATATGACTTCCTAAATTTTGTGTACTTTCAAAACTAATGTCTGGTATCACAATACCTGTGTTGCAAATAAATTTAGTTTGATTATTATATTGTTCTAAATTTAGTGATGTTAATTCAATTTCTTGTGGTTTTGAAAGTTGATAGATAATAGTTATTGGATTATTTTTTATCCATTCACTAAACCCATTTCCATCTTGTGTAGTAAGTTTACTTTTTAATATTTTAAATGCTATATCACCACTACCAGTAGTTGAGCATCCCTCTATGTCATTATTGTTAAAATCATTTCTACTTTTTCCATTTAAATTATTGCATAAAACATATGCTATGTCTAAACTATCTACAACAGCTTGAGGAGTTAATGTTCCCATAAATTGCAGAGTATTATCATATACATGTGATAAATTAAGATTTCCAATATCAGTATAAGTATGTTCCTCACATCTTTTTATTAAGTAATATTTATCATTTTTATAAACTATTTCATCTTTTATTCCATTTGGTAAACTTCTTAATGTATATGGAATTGTCTTTTTATCATATTTATTTCCTTTAGTTATAATTGTTTTATTCCCATTATCATGTAAATCTTTTATTATAGTAACTCTTAGATACTTTGCATTTTTAGGGCTTCTAGCAATATAAAAAATATCTTTATCTCCTATTATTCTTTCGTTTAATGATGCTGTTATAAAACTTTTATTTATATCATACCAACAAATATTTCTACTACAATTATAAAAAGTATACTCTGTATCTGGTTCTATTTCTATATAGTCTAGGGTATATTTATGATTACTAGCTTCAGAAATAAGTTCCTCTCCACTAAGATATTGTAAAATATAATTATCTTTAAAATCGGCATTCTTATTAAAGATATTAATTCCACTATATTGATAACTTAAAAATTCTATTTTATCTCTTTGCCCAACACTTAATAGTTCATTAGAGTAATCTATATTAATATCTGTATAATCTCCTTCTAATATGGTAATTTTCAAACTTATTTCATAACCAGATGTAAGTGTATCGTTATCTAAAACACTCCTTAAAACAACATTACAATCATTTAAGTCTGATATTGTTGTAAATGTATATTTAAATTTACCAATTACTCCTCCTGGTATAGCTATATTTGTCAGATTAGGAATAAATACTGAATTTTCTTCGCCTAAGCTATGAATATATATTCCACTTGTACTCGGTAAAGTGTTTTTATCAACATCAACTATGATTGTATATATGGTATCTGGTTTATATGAAGTGTAATTGATTGTAAAAAAATTAGAATATCTTATATCATTTTCTGTTAGTATATTTATTTTTCCATCCACAAAAGTTGCTTTCCATAAAGAAAAATCTGAACTAGTTTTTCCCCATAAATCAATTAATGTCTTTCCTTCTACATTAAAATTAGTTAAATAGCCCTTTTTACTATTTTCTATAGTATATTCTCCTGTATCAGTACTACATTTTATATTGTCAACCTCCTTGAGATTTTCTATATCATTGACCTTTTTAAGTAAATCTTTATATATCAAATTAAAACACCTCTCTTCACAAAACCCCTATTTTGTAGTTTCTACTCTTTCTACTACTCCACTTTCTTTAATTATACAATCCTCTACTGCTTTTCTATAATCCTCGTTAGTTACATCATCTAATTCAAAAGGTCTATTTTTTAAAGGATTCAATCCTCCATTTAAAATCCTCTCTGCTAATATTCTTACCACAATATTATTTATATTCATTATAAAATTCCTCCTACTTTTTCATTTTCATTTAATAAAATTTGATTTTCTAACTCTTGTATTCTCTTTTCTTCTTCTGTTATAAAGACTGGTATTTCTTCCAAGATAGGTTGTTTAGTTTCTATGTTTATACCAATAATTCTATTTTTAGTATAGTCTATACTTCCATACTCAACATCAATACAATGTAATTCAGTTATTGTATCATGTTGCAATATATCTCCTGTTGCTTCTCCTGTTTGCAAGAGTATTTTGCCTGTTTGGTCACATATAATTCTATTTGCTCTGTTCACTTTATCACCTCATTTATTAAATAAATTTTATAGCTTGCCACTTAAAAGAAGAACCTTGTCTTTGGCAAGGAAGTTGTATGCCTCTATTATCCATATAAACATCACGTTCATTTAATTTAAGAACTTCGCCTTCAACTTTAAAATCTTTTAAATATGTTTCTAAGCGGTGATAATGTGCAGTAATTACAAAATCCTGAGTGAAAATACCACGACAAGCAAAAACAAAAAATTTACGAAAATAACCGCTATCAATTAATTCAAAAGTAGTAAAAAATATATTAGGAACAAAATTAAGTCCGTTAATTTGAATGGCTCCAGGAAATAGGAATAGATAATCGCTTCCATGATAAAACCCATATTTATTAACACAACTATTAACAACACTACTACCACTAGCTACTTTATATTTAGAATTTAACTGACCTATAGTGTTATTAGCCTGTGTTAATTTGTTTGTTAAATCCTCGATACTAGCATCTCCACTATCAAAACTTGCTTTAATTTTTTCTGATAATTCAACTAATGTATTATTTAAACTTGCTTCTATATTCTTTAATGCTAAAGTATTTATAATACTTGTTTTCCCAACTTTAAATCCTGCATTAACCTCAACTAATTTTGTTGATATATCATTTAAATTTACATTTTCGGGCAGTGGCATTATATTCTTACTTATACTTAAAACTTTTTCAGCAGTTGCATTATTGCTGTCTGTAACAACTATTTTAAGCGTGTGCAGTGCATTATCTTCTAATGTATAGTTAATTGTTTTCTCTGTTGTTAAATCTGTTGTTATAGTTTCTTTTAGTACATCATCTATAAATACTTCTATCTTAGTTAATAGTGTAGGGTCTGTGTGGTCAGCTTTAAATGTTGCTTGTGTGGAGTTATAAGAGGATACGGTTAAAAAAGGTAATGCTTGTAGTAATGTTATTAGGGCATAACCATAAGCACCAGCAGTATTTCCACCAGATTCCATAACAACATTATCAAAATAATATTCAGATGTTGGTGTGTAGCCAGTAGGCTTATAACTATCTTTAGTTAATACGTAGCCACTTCCACCTCCACCTGCTCCCACACCATTCATTCCTGCACCACCAAACCAGCCACCTCCACCGCCTTCGCCAGTTGAATCTTTAGCAGAACACCCTTTTCCAAAACTTCCGTTTTCTGTGCTTACACGACCAATACCACCTTGATATTGAGTACCGCCGGGACGATGTCTGTCGTTAGCACTATACCCAGTACCTCCTGCTAATCCTCCTCCTGCACCACCAGTATAAGGAGAATATGAACCACCGCCACCACCTGCGACAATTATACGAGATAGCAAACCTTGCTCATTATCCCAAGCACCACCAACGAGCCTTATATCAGTAGCACCACCACCGTACATAGAATAATAAGTACCCATAACCTGTTGATTTAAATAACCTTTACCACCGCCATTAAAACCACTTTTAGTGTTATTACTCGTAGATGAAGAAGCAAAACCACTTTCGCCGACGTAAACATATAATGTAGTTTGTTTTTTTAATGTAATTTCACCTTTAGAATATCCGCCTTTAGCATCAGTATGCCAAGAAGAATTGTTGATACCTCCAGAAGAACCCCAGCATTCAAATTTATATTTGCCAGGTTTCAATATAACACTTTGTGGCGAACCATTATAACCAAAATTCCATTCAGTCTGCATTTTCTCACTCTCCTCTCTAACAATAAGTTATTAACTCATTTACACTAGTTGCAATATTAGATAAACCACCATTTACCTTTTCTTCTAGATTAACAAATCTATCTTCGATTTTCTTAGACGAATAAGTAGTCATTTCAGATACTCTGTTATCATCTACAGTTGCATTAATAAAATGAGTTTCTGCATTTCCATTTATCACATAAACGTTTAATTCTGACCTTGTTTCACTTCTAATTTCTATAGAATTATCATCTATAATTTTAAAATTTGTAACTACATTTTCTTTTGTAGTAGCATCTATAATATTTACAACTATTCTCTGTGTTAACAAACCATGTGTTACAGTTGCTTTAAATCCATTTTCTGTATCATCCACCCAATCATCAATTGTTATTGTTTGAGTAGATGCCACATTTGAACCACCTGCGATAAGTTGGTCAATTTTAGTATTCAACTCTGTTTTAGCAGTTTCTATATTTGTATTAACTTTTTCTATTTCTGTATTAGTGTTATTAGGTACATTTTTTAATTTTTTTACTACATCTTCATTTAACAATTTATCACCTTCTTTTTTATTTAGAGAGCTACATTAGTAACTCTCTATTTTGAACATAAAAAAAAGAACTCTTACAGTTCTATGATAATGAAATCTCTAGTGCTTCACACATTTTTCTTACTTCTTCTCGATATTTAACAGGTACTTGGTCAATTGTTTTTAAACCTCTCTCTATCAATCCTACATAAATTGCTGCCATACTACTTCCTCCTTCATTTAATTTTATATTTTTTAATGACATAGTAGATGTCTGTTGACTACTTAATACCATTTCGCATATTTCAGCAGTCGCTAACATTAAATCTGTTATGTCATTATCTTGCGTTTTTTGACTTGAATCTAAATCATCTAATTCTTTTCTTTGTCTTGACTTCTCAATTTTTTCTTTATCTATTTTTATCATTTAATCACCTCTTAAAGTGTTTCAACATCTAAATTGAATAACATAGATGGTTTTTTTATAGTTGTATTAGTGTTTCCTTCTTCTACTATTACTTTAGGTTGTGCAGATTGTATATTCATATCTTTTAACTCATATATCTCCTTATATCCATTCTCAGTTTTTCTTGTCTCTACTTTAACCATATCTTTAAATGTATCTGATTCATTTATCTTTAATTGTACTTTTAATTTATTTACTAAATGATAAATTGGATTGTTAGAATTTAAATCTTCTAACAGACCTTTATTGAGTGTAAGTACTACATCTTGTGAATTATCAACTATACTAGATACATTATAAGTATTCCCATCGATTAATACAGTTGAATCTTTTACTATAGTTGCTCCTGTTTCTTTTTTATAAATATAAACATTTATATATAAATTATTTCCAATGTCAGAATGTGCTTTAAATACAATCTTATTTTCTCCAAGAACTAAATTCTCTGGATTAATCTCAAACGTGACTGTTCCTGTAGATAAGTCTTCTATTATACTTGAACTAATATTATTTATAAACATCTCTATTTTTGTCAATTCATTATTTGGATTTTGCAAATCTATTTCAATAGATGAGTATGACTTATTCTTTATTTCCAAACAAGTTTTCTCTGAATCTACTTTTGAGATTATATATAATGTTTCATCTTTTATTAAAGCATCCACTATATCATTAACATCTCTTGGAATATATATTTGTGAGAAAGTATATAACATAGAACCAATCTCTACATCTTTAATTTTATATGTTTCCTTATTTATCCCTGTAACATACAAAGTCTTATCATTTTTTATAACAAATATATGTTTATCATCATAAGATTTTATATATTTTACATTTTCTAATACTTTAGTAAATAATTTAATAATTGTATTTTTTGTATTCTCATTCAGTCCTAAAATCCCATTTATATTATATCCTTGTACGTATAATTGACCTTCTGTAGTTATAGCCAATATATAATTACTATAAGCATATATCTCCCTTATATTAGAAATAGTTAATACTTCTTGTAACTCATTAACCTCATCATTATGCCCTATTCCAAGTTGATATTCTGAGTTTTTACCAATAGAAAACAATGAGCCATCATTTTTTAAGAAGTAAGTAAAATTATCACCACAAGCAATATCTATTATATTTGTTAAGTTAATTTTTATAAATTCAGAAGTTGTTGTTAGCTCAGATTTATTTATAGCAAGTTCCCCAAATTGATTTGAACCACAACCATAGACATCCCCATTTTCTAATATCAAAATTGAATGAGTTGATGATAAAGACATCTTTTTTATATTATCAAAAGGCAATGAAGTTGA